CCAAACAGTGGAGGACAACTTCCAGCTAGACCCTTCTATTGAAAACGCCTTTGCCGACCTGCTTCAGCTAAAGAGGCACCCCGACGACATGGGCCGCATCCTCGACCAGGCCAAGTTCTCAAGGTCATTGGACGAGAGGTACGGAAGGGCCACCGTCATGAAGTTCATAGAAGAAGCCGGAGGGCCTGAAGGGCGCATCATCGAGGAGGCCACAGGAAGAGAGCCGTCTGTCATTACCTTGAGGGGAGAGTATGTAGCTTCCCCAGAAAGACGAGCCAGGTTGCCAGGACAGGAGCAGGGCGAGGTTGTTGGCGGCGTAGTGATGCCCGCTACCCAGGGCACCGCTCTCCTTAAGCCTGCCAGGGCATTTAAGTCGGAGCCCCTATCACCTGCTAGAACGTCCAAGCTTCAAGACGCTGTTGAGATGCTCTCTAACTTCGCCAAGAGCCACATGGCCCAGGAGGCCGGACTCCTGCCTGCGAAGGCGATAGACAGGCAAATCAAGGCGATGATTGGCCCTTATGGGACCGGCACTTCTATTACGGCAGCGGTAAAGCAGCCTATCCGAAACTTCATAAGGAAGTTCAGGCCTCTCTTTCATCCTGACGTATCTAACTACAGCGAGTACAGAGAGCTTGTATACGACGCTATGAAGCAGGTTGACAACATGCTCGATAGAACGTCGAAGGACGTGATAGACATAACTACATGGTCTCGCAATCCTATCGATACCCTCATCAGGTATGTATCCACAACGGACGCCATTGAGATTAACCGCTACAAGGCGGGGTCTTCAGAGTTCGCAACAGGTGCTACTAAGGCTATAGCTACTGTTAGAACCGTGGCTCGCCCCAGCGTCATAGAGTACACATGGATGAACGTATCTGACCAAGATATGTTTACCCAGTTCAGGCGATGGGCTCTGGGCCTGATGGCGGACGAGGCGGGCATAGCCGAACTAAAGGACTCAAAGATCCTAAATGGATTGGCGAGGGCCTTCCTTCCTCGTTCAGGACCAGCGATTCCTGACGCAGCCATCGCCACGATGAAGAACACAATCATAAATGCTCTGAGGCAGGACATCGACTTCCGGTCGCTGCAAAAAACCATCTACTTCCAGGCTAACAAGCCTTCCAGTAAGGGAGGCTTTGGAGAGGCGTCGGGCTATGCTGCCAAGATTAACGAGTCGCGTGTCATAAACCAGCGGGGCGGCACGGTTCCGTTTGACGAGGCCGCTAAACTTAAAGACCGCAGCCACCTGGAGATAGTTGACCCAAGGTCTACTGCCCAGATGATCGACATTGTGACCTCTGGCGCTATTATGTTTAGGTTTAACCGAATCTTTCGTAGAGCGGTTGGCGGGAACATTACAGCTAAGGACGCTGAAAACGTCACCAAGTACCTGTCGGGCCTTGTTGGTGAGATCAAAACTCAGAAGGAGTACGAGGAGGTCTTTCTTACTCTGGAGCGACTTGGCATGCCTGCGCGCAACAGGATGGCAAAAGGAAGGGTAGGGCTAAAATCAGTAGACCTCATCAAGGATCTCCGGGCACTAGACCGATCAGTAGAGACCTCCATCTTCATCCCACGTCATCTGTTTGATGTCGTTGAAGGCAAGATGGACAAGTTCGTCAGGCAGCTAAACGCCTACCATGCAGTAGCCCCTACTCTTGCCGAAGTTTTCCCCTCTCTCAGGAGCGTAAGCCCTAGTTCTCTTGGACGAGCGGCCAAGATCAACATGACAGTGGGCGTTGGGGTTCTAAGACCTTGGTACATGGTTAATGATTACGCTGGAAACAACGCCCAGTTATTCCAGCGGCTAGGGGTGGCAGAAACTGCTCGGCAAGCCACAAGAAACCTGCCTGGATACCTTCCGGTCTATGGCAAGTACGCTACCCTGGCGATGTCGCGCATGGCAGAAGAGACCAGGAAAAATGTACCCATCCTGCGCCCCATGGTAGAGGCCCTGTTTGACCCAGACCTCCAGGCCATCTGGTCTGGAAGGAAAGGCTTCATGCAGTCCAGCACCACGACGCCCAGGGTCATGAGTTACAGCGAAGCGCGAGAGCGCCTTATGCAGGTTGCCATTGAGACCCAGGTTAGCGAGGAGTTGCTGCAAGGTGTCAGCCGATGGACCCGTGCAAATCCTCTGTTGGCCAAGTCTGACGACTCCTGGAAAGCGTGGGTCTCATCCCTGGGCCCAAAGGGGAAGAGAGGCCTGTCGAATATGCAGGGCGACATCTACGACCATGTCCAATGGGCGCAGCAGCAACAGCGGGCAATGTTCTGGCTAGACATTTGGCGCAGGACAGGGGATGCGAAGCAGGCCGACAAGGCGGTTAAGGATGCCTTCTACTCCTGGAAGCACGGCTTTGCCCAGATGGAAGCAGGCTTCCTAGCTCAGTTTAATATCCCGTTCTATCGGTGGTGGAGACTAGCTTGGTGGCAGGCCAATATGGCGCTGATGGAGCCGTTTGTTAAGCCCTCTGGGGCATACATGAAGAAGGCGCTGTACAGCGGCAACGAGATCGACAACTACAGAAAGGCCATCATGCTTCAGCAGGGGATCCCCTACTGGTATCAGGAAGACTATAAAGTTCAGTCGGATACAACGCGCACGGCCCTGGACGACCTTATCGCTATGAGGGTTCCTAAATGGATGAGAGGAGGGACTTATCCGTTTATCCACAGGCCCATCTCCAACGAAAGGATGATGTGGGAGATGGCGCATGGGAGGCCTGCGTTTACTGATATCGCCCAGGCATGGTCCCCGATGTCCGCGATGGACACCATGCGGGTGGCGCTCATGCCTGCGGTTATATCAGGAACACTTGCTGTGTACATGGCGAAGATGGTCTCCGAAGGAAAGGACCCAGCGGTAATCCCGGCTGACTTCTACGAGGCGGGAATCATTGACCCAATAATGTCCTTCACTGGCCCTTTTGTGCAGACTATAGTTGAGCCCGCGTTTCGACAGCACCTCGACCCCCTGGCCGCTAAAATCTACCCCAGGAAAAGAATGAGCAATGAGGAAGTTATTACCTGGAAGTTTATCAGTCAGAACCTATTGCCTGGGGACATGATGCCTAAGCAGGACAAGGACGGATACTACGTCCAGAACCCTCTTACGGTTTTGATGCTGCGCCTGTTTATTCCTCAGTACGGGTCAAACCTACCGCTTGCTATCCGCACCCTGTACGACAGCCCGGTTGCTGAACAGGGCATGGACGCGCAGATGATCTACGGGCTTAAGCGCCTTTTCCGATGGGGGGTTGAGTATCCCTACAACCCAAGGCTTGAGTTTGCCCGTGATATAGACCGCATGTCGAAAATGGCCGAGCACCTTGCAGAACAGCAAGAAGCGGCTACAACTAAACCACAACCAGGTTTTAGATAGGAGTTAAAATGAAAAGGTTCAAACCCGCTATTGAGTTCAACTATTGGGCTGCGACCAGGGTTTACTCTGTTAAGCCTGTGAAGGCAGACCAGATCCTAGTGGCTGTGGGTACACGAGGGCTCTACGCGGCCTGTACTCTCGCTGACGCCTCTATGCCTGCACTTAGCAACGGCAGGCTACTGGTTACCAAGCACGCGTCAGCAGGCGAAGGCGAAGGCCTGGTGGTGTGTTTGCCCTGGAAGAGGTCCAACCCCACTGATACTTCTTCCCTGGCCGAAGGTGCTCCAATCTTTCTCGGAACTGACGGATGCTGGACCGGCGCTCCTCCCGCGAACGGTTCCTTTACGCGCCAGGTAGGTCGGGTCTTGAGGTCCCACAAGACGGAGGGCTGTGTTGAGTTCGACTTTACCGCTGAGAGCGACCACGCTTCTGCGCTGACCGGAGCGCACGCCAAGCCCGTGGCCTCCAATGACGCTGCCGGGTCGCTTCCGATGATGTATCGCTTGCCTGTTGTTCCTTCTAGTGAGGGTTACGAGACTGATCCTATGGGCTTCAGCATGCAGATTGTGGATGTCTGGGTGGTGGTCGGCGGAAAGAAGAAGCAGGACTCTGGCTCGGTGGTGGTGTTCTCTGGAGCCAAGGAGATCGCTGGGCCTCTGTTGCTGGCTAACCAAAATCCTGGTAGCATTGTTCGCGCAGAGACCATCTCGCCGTCCTACAGCAAAGTCAGGGAGGGTTCGATCTTGAAGATTAAAAACACAGGCAAAGCTAGAGGGACGGTATACGTCCTGGCCTACCGGGCATAGGGGGACACAGTGGGTAGCAGCAAATCCGTTTACACCTGGACAACGGTGGATTTCCCCGCTGACGGGACAAACACCCAGGTGGCAGAGATCCCCAACCTGCCGACCAAGGGTAAGATAATCCGGGTAAGGTTCGTAACGTCCGATGCCGGTACGGAGGTCAAATACTGGCTCGCGGACACTGCTCTCAGCACTGCTGTAACCCCGATCCCTAGCGGTGGCACACTTAGCATGGTGACCGCATTTACCATTGGCGGGGCGACCTCTGAGGACCCGATTGATCACTTTGGCGGGGAACTAAGAGACTCCAACGGTGCAGTCATAGGAGAGAATATGGGGATCCCTTTTGAGCTTACGGAGACAGGCCCTTCGGGGTCGAAGGTCGGGAGCCTCTTCCTGGCATGGAACCTGGACGCCGACGAAGCCACTACCTTTCAACTCGTTACCGAACCCCTGGTGACCTGATGGGGACCGCAGCAAAAGACCTATACATCTGGAAGAGGATGACTATTCCTAACACCACATTGGCAGGCGTCTACCAGCCTGTAGAGATCACTGACCTGCCTGTCAGGGGTAGGATTGTCAGGCTGCGCTTCACTTCTCCGCCTGTCTTGATGCAACTCCTTGACTGGTATCTGGCAGACACCGAGTTTGGCGCAGACACCGCCGTTCCCGATGGCGGCGCAATGAGCATTATCTCCCAGGAGGACACGGCGCTCAACCCAAGGAATATCGACATGATAGGGAACCATATGAACGACGCTACCGGAGCCAGGATAGCCGCGCTCGGTATTCCTTTTCATCTCACTGAGACAGGCCCCCCAGGCTCCGGGGTAGGCAGTATGTTCCTGTCCTTCGGACTGGCGGTTGCATCCCAGCCTCTTGATCTTGTACTTGTAATCGAACCATTGGTGACATAATGAAAAAGTTCCTATCACGAAAACTGTTACTGACTGTCGCAGCCATCGGCCTTGTGACCGCCTCAACACTGCTGGGCCTGCCCTTAGACGAGCAGGCTCTCAAGGCTATCACCACCATGGTGCTGGGTCTTGTCGGTGCTCAAGGGCTCGTTGACTTTGGTGAGGCCTGGACATCAGGCTCTGCTCTCGCGAAGGCCCTAAGCGAAGACGACACTGACTCTTCGGTATCAGCGCGATGAGCCTGCCTGAAGACATCCAGAAAGAGATCGGAGCGATAGCGGTAGACGCTGTCGAGGAGTTTGTGGAGAAGGAAGGCATCGAGCCAGAGCGAGGCCTTGAGATGCTGGCTGACGCTATCGACGCTCTGCTGCCTCTAGGAGCCCTCGTAGGGGGTCCGCTAGGGCGAAGCCTGGAGCGAGGCGATGGGCCTGCCATAGAGGCGTTCCTGCGCGCTCTAGCCCCTATCCTTAAGCCTGACCCAGACCGTATACTCGCACGCGCTGAGAGGGCCGAGAAGAAAGGCAACAAGCGCAGGGCCGCTAGACTACGCAAGAAGGCGAAGCGCGTAAGCGAACGCCAGGAGGAGAAGGAAAGTGGCGACAGTTAAGCTAGAAAAAGCTGAGAATCAACTCACTCCAAAGGAGATGAGTAGGCGAAGAGAAGAGGCTAGTCGGCTCGCTATCATGGCTGCCGAAGCAGAGGCATTTAACGAACGCGAAGCCGAAGATGCGGAGCGCCTCGATCAGGAAGCCCCCAACCCTTCGGCTGGGGATTGGGCAGGCACATATAAACCGCTGAACCCAGAGAGGAGAGACCAGCGCAGGGCAAGAGCCGACGTGAGGAGAGGAGGACTGCCACGCGACCTGCATGCCCAAGGCGGAGGTGATCCCAAGGTCACCGAGAGAACTTGGCTTCTAAACGATAACAAGCCGGGGTTTGAGGAAACTTCCCTAGATGACCTGATGACCTTTGTTTCTCGTGACGAGCCTGACATGAAGGGGAGGATTGTCCCGAAGTCCCGAAGTGCCTGGGGGTTTGTGAATGATGCCTATGGGGCAGAGAATAAAACAAGGGTGCCCTGGCACATGCGTTATTTCCGAGAGACAGGGCTCGATGACGATGAGATCATCGAAGAGGTTAGCCGCATAATGCTCTCCGAGGGGGACCGGCCAGTCCATCCCTCGAAACCGAGGATAAGTATAAAAGAAGTTAGGGACGCCCTTCAGGGGATAGCCGACTCAAAAGAAAGAAAAACTAAAAGGTGGTGGAAGTAATGGCAATGATTGATACCAAAGACCCGAAGGCTCTCATCGCAGGGATGCTGGCGTGCGCTGGCCTCGTTGGAGGCGGCTCTATGCTAGGCCTCACCATCGAGCCAGAAGACACCACGGACCTGCGCGTTGAGCACGGCAAGCTAGAGACCAAGGTCAAGCACCTGGAGGAGAGCCTTGCCACCTGTAAAGAAGCTGCAGAAGAAAAGCAGGAAGTAAAGAAAGCACGGCAACAGAAAGGAGGCAAGTGATGGCTGGAAAGAACTGGATCAAAGGGGCAATCAAGAAGCCTGGTGCTCTGCGCGAGGAGTTGGGCGTCAAGAAGGGCGAGAAGATCCCGAAGAAAAAGCTTGAGAAAGCAGCCAAGGCCAAAGGCAAGCTAGGCGAGCGCGCCCGACTGGCCGAGACCCTTGCAGGTCTGCGGAAGGGTGCTGCGAAAAGAGCCCTGAAGGCCTAGCGCGATGCCACTAAAGGAAGGCAGCAGTGCCTCAGTCATCGCCTACAACATCAAGAAGCTCAGGGCTGAAGGATACAAGACAGACCAGGCTGTTGCCATAGCCTACAGAAAAGCTGGTAAGATAAAAGGGAAGAAAGACATCAAGAGGAAGAAGTAATGGCAGAAGAATACACCGAGAAGCCCACCGGAAAGAAGTGGGGAGAAGGGCGAGGAGCAAAAATCCTGGAGGCGTTAAGCCCTAAAGCCTTTATGCGTTCATACGCTGGCTCTGAAGGCTCTACCACAGAGACCCTTCCCATGATGCCATCCAAGCCAGAAGGGGCAGTGGCTAGGGAGATCCGCGCGAAGCGCAAAGAGGGCGAGAACATGGGGGACTACCGCCGCAGGGTGTCGCGAATGGCTCTGGATGGGGAAGAAGGTATGACGGAATCCATCCAAAAAGCAGAGGGGAAAACGTTTCCTGCCGACCAGCCAAGGGAGCCAGTTAAGGCCGAGGAGCCCTACACCCCACCAAAGGGGCCGGGGGCTGATGAGCCTGGGAAGGGAACCCCACCCGACAAGGTCGGAAAGCTAGAAGCCTCCATCGAGAAGGCCGCTAAGGAGAACAAGTGGGAGCCGCAGACAAGCGATGCGGTGTCCGAGGCCGCGAGTTCGCTGGCCAACGAAATGGAAGGCATCTTTGTGGACGCGCTGGAGGTGTACAAGACATCCGAAGAACACGACGGAGGGGTGCCTGACCGAGTTTACTTCACGGATGAAGACGGCTACGAGTGGGAGTCAGTGCGAGAGGAAGACGGCTGGGACCACCATCCTGTACAGGAAGAACCAGTCCAGGAAGAACTTGCCATAGCGGGAGCCTCGACTATGCCCGTATGGGCCATGGAGCCTTCCTCGCCGCTTGATGCGATGGAGGAGGATTGAAACTCACACCCGACTTTTCCCTGGCTGAGTTCAGAGTCACGAGCCAGAAGATTGAGAACAACGTGCCGCACGACTACATCCCACGCCTGAAGTGTTTGTGCTCTGCTATTCTACAACCGCTGCGTGATAAGCTAGGTTCTCTGGAGGTTACCAGTGGATTCAGAACAGAGAGGGTCAATGAAATGGTGGGAGGAAGCCCTAGCAGTCAGCACGTTCAAGCGGAAGCCGCTGACATAAAAGCCCGTAGCGCGTCCCCTGACGAGACCTGGTTGGAGTTGTTAAGAATGGGAGAGGCTGGGTTTCCTATTGACCAAGCCATCTACTACATTGAAACGACCGGACATATCCATGTCTCGCACACGACTCGAAAGAAAAATCGCAACCAGTTCATGGCGAAAACCAAGAACGGAAAATACATTAAGTGGAAAGAGTACGACGATGCCCGACGACAAATGGCAGACATATCTGTTTGACGAGTTCAAGTACCTCCGTAAGAAGAGCGAAGAACGCGCCATAGATTCAGCCGGGGTCAAGCAAAAGCTGGCCGAGGTCGAGTCTCGCTGTGAATCTATCGAGAAGAACCTAGCAAAGATGACCCAGATCCTATGGCTGTGCGTGATAGCAGGCGCAGGCTCAGGGCCTCTAGTGTCCTTCCTTAGCAAGTAGGTGCCCGATGCCATTGAGCGCCTACAATGAACCAGAAAACGAAAGCGGTTGGAGCAGGCCCAAGGGCAAGGAAAAGCGCAGGATTGGCCGCTGGGACTACCGGGGGCAAGGGGGCCTGAGTAGGTCAGAGTACGAGTCCCTATCCTACAGGGAGAGAAAGAAGCTAACCAAGCTAATGGAGAGACATAAGTGGGAAAAGGCCGGGAATAAAGCTGATAAGTGGCTAGACAAATCGCTCGAAGACTTTGAGGGAACCTTCGCGGAAGTGCTGACAGATCAGGCGACGGAAGGAGTGGACGACCAGGGACTAGCCCAGGAGGCCAGTGCAGACCTGCAGTCCGATGCCGTAGCCACCCAGTTCTCGCCGCCTGCGCCAGGGGTAGCAACTCAGGGGGCTCTGCGGCAAGCCATGACAAGCCAGGGCTCCCCTTCGCTAGAGCCTGGGCCTGTCGCTGCTGCGCCACCTGTCCCTGGTAGCCCTGTGCAGCTAGGTGGCTACCTGCCTGCCGACACCGTCCAGATAGAGCAAGACGGAACGATCCGAGGAAGCTACGGTAACCCAGGTGGGGCAGCGGTAAAGAAGCCATCGTCGCCCTATTCGGAAAAGAGAAACAAGCAGTATACCCAGGCGCTACGTGGCGCACTGGATAACTACGACTTTGAGGAAGGGGTCTACCAAGGCCTGTCACTTGACCTGGCAGACCAGAGCAACAACATCCCCGTCAATCGAGACTGGAATAAGACAGGCTAGTGTCGGTGAGCAGGGCGAGAAGCATTTCCTCTTGCTTCTCAACCCCTTCAATGATGTCTTGAGTATGCCTGCCCACCACTATGATCTGGTAGTCATCGACGCGGAGGGATGCCGTCCACCTTCCGTTGGTGCGGCTTATCTCCCATCCGTCACACTTACCCTGTAGCTTCTCACGCTCGATGTCGTAGAGGTAAGGGTGAGGGTCTTCGTATCGAGTGCTCATTAGAACGGCATCTCCTCGCCAGATTCCTCTGACTCGATCTCGATGCTCTCGACAGTCAGTTCCTGCTGGGGAGTGAAAGGCGTAAGCCATACGCCCTTGCCGCACGTCTTGTCTTTGCACTTGTAGTCAGGCGAACGAGGGTTGCGCTTGTCGGTTCGGTTATCCCACATCTCACCAGCGCAGTCAGGGCATGCCTGTTGTCCAGGGGCAGCAGGCCGTAGGCCTTGCGTTCGCTTGGTCAGGGACTGGGGCGTAGGCGCAGGTGCTGCTGCCTGTTGCTCCAGTGCTCGCACCAGTTCGTCGGCGCTGGCATACTCGGAGCCACCAAACCCGCAGGCACTTAAGGCGCGGCCAATCGCTGAAGTACAGCAGTTCTCTAGCGCCGATGTGCGGTTGATGGTGGAGGATCCTCTCACCTCTTCCGCGTAGTCAAGGCCAACGACGATGCCTGCTGGCGTGACGACCTTAGCCTCGACCACCACCGTCTTCTCATCGAGCCCTACGACACGAGTGAGGATAGCCCAGCCATCTTCGATGGTGTGTTCAGCCCTGAACTCCTGTACTCGGAGGGCTACTGTTTTGTATTCTCGACCGTGGATGTTCACGATGCCATTGTCTTTTGCCTGGGGTTTTGGGGTTCCCATCTTCTCTCCCTTTATCCACGATACGTGGAACGTAGCACCCGTTGAGGTGCGGATTGTTTAGTAAAAGCTTCTGCAAGGTCAGGGTGTTCAGCCCTGAATCCCTTAACGTCAAACGACTTGCGGCCTGTCTCTTCCTTCCAGGTGATCTTGCCGAAGTCTCCGACCAGGCCTGGGTGCAGTCCGATGTAACTCTTGATGCGTGTCTCCAGTTCTTTCTTGCGTGCAGCCAGGACCTTCATCTGGTCACGGATGGAGCGTAGGTCTGTGCATATACCTATCTCGATGTCCACTGCATCACGCAGGGTCTGAAACTCAGGGAGCGGGTAGGTCTGATGCACCATGTCCTGCGCAGCCTGGGTGCCATCGAGAGGAGGCGGCACGTCACCAACGATGTGCTTCTCCCACCACTGTCCGGCTCGCTCTATCATAGCCTCCTCAACCTCCAGGTCTCGGTGGATGCGGTAGGTGACGAACTCATCGGTGAAGGGAAAGTAGGTGGTCA